AGGCAATATCTACCACTACACACACGTGTCACGTCGTGCCATCCTCAATCTCTTGGCACAGCCAAACATGTCGCTAGGTTTCTGGGTTAATCACAACCTGTTGCCTTACAACTGCAAGACACGTATCTGGGGTGATTGCCTCAGCACTGGTGCACTCAAGGCCACTGACATGCCTGTCGCTGTCTGAGTTATAGCTCGCTTACCAGGTGCAATGCCTGGTTACAGCCTGACACTTATGTGTCATCTAGTCCCATTACATGATCACATGACTACAACAACCATGGTTGCACCTATCACCGGCGCTGATTGGTATGACGCCCTATCACTCGTTGATCAGGACCGTTATGACAAGATCGAGGAGATGTGCCCAGAGTTCTCCAAGCTTGACGCTGCTAAGTGTCAAGAATTCCTGGACATTCTTGATGACTACGGCATCGAGGACGCAGACAAGTTTGAGTCTGCATACTGCACACAGATTGACTATGCATACAACGAGCAACACTACGGTGAGTTCGTTGAGTACCTGGTAACAGAAGTTAACTGCGAGGAGGTACCTATGTTTCTTTGCATCGACTGGCAGCAGAGCTGGTATTCAAACTATCGCCACGACTTCATTGACGTGGAGTTTGATGGCGAGGTGTACTTCTTCTTTGCTAACTTCTGACCTGTGCAGATAGGCACGAGAGGCTAAGCTCTCATCCTGGTGCAAGGCCAGGACGTGCCATTGCCTACGCACTGAGCGAGGCTTCAACCATCCAATGGTTTACATCAACTATCAGCCATTCATAGATGGATGGTATGACCAACTCAACGATGCACATTCGCATGGACTTACACATATTGTGTATGAATGCATTGATGCAATCACTGATGAAGATTACGAATGACTGAGTATACATTCAAGGACGTAGATTCATGCCATCGTTTGTTACGTATGGCTGGAGATACGCAACTTGCTGCACAATGCCGTCTACCTATTGGCTCGTGGCAATGTATCTTCAAGGACACAGATGGTGTGGTGTATAACGCCAACACTGACAACACATTCACTCGCATTAACTAATCATGGATTCATTCATGCAAGCACAAAACAATGTGCGATCTTTCACACGTGATGAACACAAGGTCACAGATGATGACCGTGAAGCAATGCTTAGCTATGGACAATACGCCACTGCACGTGCATTAGCTGCTGCAATCTATGAGGCTGGGTTACTACCTGAAGACCTCATGCAAGCAATGCAAGACCATCTTGAGGAGATTAATCAATGAGAGTCACACTCACCATTTTGTTTGTGTGCCTATGTGCATACGTAAGTACTGGCATCATCACGTCATTCAAGGACGTGGTTGAGACACGCAACACACAACTCTGTTCTAAACATCCTGACTTCTGTTGACTGAAACTACCATTCTTCTTGCCGTCATTGGCATGGTCGGACTGTTTGCCACTGCAACCGTGTGGCAACGATCTAACCGCATCACCTACAGATACTACAAACGTGGAACAAAAGAACAATGAATGGCTTGTCCGTAATGCCATTGCATGTTGGCTGCATCACTACCCAGACCACATGTGGACCGATAAATACAACCAACTACTTAAAAGTGATGTTCTCAGTTGCATGGACGCTAATGACAGACCACCGCCCAAACCAAGGCCAGCACGTAGACGTAAATCCAAGACCACTACGTGAGTACAACGTAACACTATCTAGCGGGGAGGTTATCTACATCCTCGCTCGAAGTTCAGAGCAGGCCGCATGGTCTGCACTGGAGCTGGCCGCAGATAGAACCCTGAAACTAGTAGACGTGAGGCAATCAGATGAGTGGTAAAGCACCATACTTTCCAAACAATTGGAAGAAGTTCAAGGCAGCACCTGCCGAACTATTCGACACACACAGCTTTGAAGAAATCATGGACTGGAAGATCGCAGCATGGGAGATCCCTGCTGATGTCTGCTGCATCATTCGCGCCACGAACCTGAAGACAAAGAAGGTCAAAGAGCATGTGTACAAGAGACAACATGCTGCTGAAGCCAAGGTCACGCAGTACATGGACAAACCAACGCATGAGTTTGTTGTTTGTACACACGATTCCATCCACTACGTACACCCTGAGAACATTGACCATGAGTGAAGCCACCTTCAACTTTCGCTTACAAACACTGCTAGACGAGATCGAAATGCACAGCAATCGAGAGGAGTTGATTCAACTTCTAATTGAGCAAGTTAGGGACGATGTATCGACAACTACTTGTTCACAATAATCCATGCATGTAGCCAACTGAATATTTATAGGTATGTCTACTACGCCACGTGGCAATTCTAATGACTCTTTTTTCATTCACCAATTTCTACCTCGGCTGGGATAAGTACTCATTCTTCGATGTTTCTGTGCATCTAGGCAAGATTCGTTTAGAATGTGGAGGGCATATCCCAGCCAGGCCAACCCACTCTCAACATGAACCCCCTCAAAAGGGACATCACGAACGATGATCTCCTTCCTCTTCTAGAGGTCATTGAGGAGATCAGGGTCCGTGACCCCGAAATGACTGCATCAGTTCTCAGCATCTTCCTGTACGTCGCCACACACGACGATTGTCACAAACAAGCGATTGAGGAAGACCTAGAGATCAGCACGTCCAACTGCTCACGTGCAGCCGACTGGTTGCTCGACAAGAAGACCCTTCGTAAGCCTGGCCTGGGACTCATCACCAAGGAGGCAGATCCAAGCAACAAACGGAGGGTCATGTTCCGCTTGACCCAACAGGGCAAGCACCTAGCTAACCGCCTACAGACAACTCTTTATGGCTGACTATCAAACCTGGGGTCAGTGTCTCGACTACACGTTGAAGACACGCGACACCTGGGTACACGGAAATGGTCGCCCCACAGCGATCATCAACACAAGTCACTTCACCCGTCACTACGGATTAGGGCTACGTGTTTCCAAGATCGACCAAGCCTTCATGGACTTGTACGTGCATGAGCTGGAGAAGGAAGGCAAGAGTCCTGGCACCATCAACAGGTGCATCAGCTCTGTGTCAACCGTGCTCCACCACTGTGCACGCCGCAAGCTGATTGCCAAACCCGACGTGTTCGAGCGTAAGAAGGAAGCACCACCGCGTGAGTTCTTCTATTCAATCGATCAACTCGGTGAGATGGTCAAGGCCGCCAACACCATCTTTCGTATGCCTGAGCTGGGGGACATCATCCTCTTCGCCGTTCATACAGGGATGCGTCAAGGCGAGGTGCTACGGCTTGTGACAAGTGACATCGACTTCAACTTCAATGTCATCCACGTACACAAGACGAAGAACAACACCACAAGGACGGTACCCATCAACTCACAGATCAAGCCAATGCTTGAACGACGTGTAGCTGATGCGATTGATGATCATGTGTTCTGGGAATACCAAGACAAGGACACTCTCCTTCGTCAACTCAGGAAGGTGACGGCTTACATCGGGCTGGATGAGAACTATCTCTTCCATACCTTGCGTCATACCTTCTGCACCATCCTCGCGGGAAAGGGCACACCCCTTCACCAGGTGGCTGAGATCATGGGGCACAACGACATCAAGACCACCCTGCGGTACGCCAAGGTTTCAGCCGAGGCAAAACAGACCGCAATCCATTCAATGCCGGTGATCTAGCTCGACTAGAAACTTGCCGTAGTACCCTTTTCGCATCCAGCGGCAGCCCAGAACCAAGGTTGCAAAACGCTGAGATCCCAATGCGGATGTGGCGGAATTGGTAGACGCGCTAGTTTCAGGTTCGAGCTTCTGATCTAACAGCATTGGCACAGGTCAGGGCTAAGTCCCTGGCCTTTACTTCACTCTCACCTGTGCACATACGCACAGAAACTAACCAGCAGATCTAGCGCGGCTAACTATTGGCAACTCCAGCAGAAATTAGTGCTCAAGTTGATCTTGAGCGGGAACAAATAAGGCAAGGACTCAACAAGATTCGGGACAACACCGCAAAACTTGAAGACAAAGAGTATGCGTCTGCTACTGCCTACGGCGTGGCTTCTATTGAGCAGCTTCTGCCTCTTGTGGTAGCACGTATCCAATCAACTAATGATCGGATAAGAGAACGCAAGACAGGCAAAGCATTCAAAGAGATCATTCAGTATCTATCTGACATCGAACCTGAAGCGGCCGCGGCCATCGCCTGCAAGGTGACGTTCGACAAGGTCTTTGCCACTAAAAAGGGCTCAGCACTTGTGCCTAACGTCACAGATGCCATCGGTCAGGCGATTGAAAACGAGTGCATGATGCGCCACTACGAGGCGAAGGTACCTGGCCTACTGCACACCTTGAAGGAGAACTACTTCCACAGAGCCAGTGGCACGCATCAGAAGGTCAAGGTCATCACGACGTTGATGAATCGGTATGACGTGCCGCACTGGCAGTGCTGGGGACGTGCCATCAGGGTCAAGCTTGGTGGTTGGCTGCTCGACTGCATCTGCGAGGTGAGCGGTTGGTTCCTAATCGACATGCGTCAAAAGGGAAACAAGCGCATCAACTACGTGATCCCTTCACCTGGGTTCATGGAGGTCAAGGATCAAGTCATGGCCCAAGCGGAGCTGTTCAGCCCGTTGGCCTGGCCGATGCTGATTCCACCGAACGATTGGGACACCGAAAGGCCAGGCGGTTACTTGCTTAACGAGGTCATGCGTGGATACGACATGGTCCGAAGGGGCAATCCCTTATGTATACAGGGAGAAACACCAATCAACTTTCTGAACAAGATTCAGAAGGTTGCCTACTGCCTCAATCCGTTCGTCGTTGATGTCGCACAGACATTGATGGAACGACGTGTTGAGGTCGGTAAGTTTGTCCCTCAAGTAGAGGTGCCTCTACCACCCAAGCCAGCAGACATTGACGACAACAAAGACAGTGAAATGTCGTACCGTCGAGCTGCTGCTGAGGCATACAACTACAACGCACAAGCGTTTCAGAGGTCATGTCGTACAAGGATGACCATGAACGCAGTGAAGGTATTCCAGGATGTAGACAAGTTCTACCAACCATGGAGCCTGGATTATAGGGGTCGTGCATATCCGATCCCTGCCTTTCTTACGCCACAAGATACAGACTTTGGTAAGTCATTACTTAAGTTTTATGAGGGGTCGTTTATGACACCCGAGGCAGAAGATTGGCTTGCCTTTCAAGTTGCCACTACCTATGGTCGTGGTCTTGACAAGGCACCCATACAAGAACGTCTTGAATGGACACGAGACAACCATGACCTGATCGAAAGCATTGCTCTTGATCCAGATGGTTATCTACACGAATGGGAGGTCGCTGATGAACCATGGACCTTTTTGGCAGCATGTGATGAATACTTTCATTGCGTTATCCAATGTGATCGCAATCACACTTCTTTGCCTGTTGCCGTTGACGCTACCTGCTCTGGATTGCAAATTCTCGCTGGGCTCGCTAGGGACGCATCTACAGCAGCGCTAGTAAATGTATTACCCAGTGAAGTACCACAGGATGCATACAAGGTAGTAGCTGAACAAGCTAAACCACATGTGCCTGAGTGCATACGTCCTTACATGGACAGGAAGGTGGTCAAAAGGGTAGTGATGACAGTCCCTTACAACGCTAAACCTTATTCAAATCGAGGCTACATACGTGAAGCTTTGAAAGAAAAGAAGGTCGAAGTAGAGAAGGACGATCTCACTGCAACCGTTAAAGCTGTACGTGATGCCATGAACGTAATCGTTCCTGGTCCCATGAAAGTAATGCAGTGGATTGAACAAGAGGTCGCTAATGCTATTGACCGTGGTGCTACTTCACTTCAGTGGATCACACCCTCAGGCTTCACAGTCAATCAAAAGCTAATGAAGCCAACTGTTCAGACCATTGAGCTACAACTCATGGGTCGTGTACAGATCAAGGTTGCTACTGAAGATGGCGACAAAGTTGATAGAAACCACCACAAGAATGCAACTGCACCGAATCTTATACATTCGCTAGATGCAGCGTTGATACATCTATCAGCACTTAAATTTGACTCCCCAATCTCACTCATACACGACTCAGTTCTTTGTCGTGCTACTGACATGTCTGTCTTGTCAGACATTGTACGTGAGACATACATGCACCTATTTGCGGAGCATGACTACTTAAATACTTTTGCTTCATACATAGGAGCAGAAACTAAACCACCGATTATCGATACGTTGAAACCAGCGAAGGTAATTGACTCCACCTATTTCTTTTGTTAATGGCAAGAAACACCATCATTACTAAACAGCCTGTGATCCTTGAAGGTTTCCAGGCAGTACTGAAACCCGGCAAGTACGGGTACAACTTGAAGGCCGTAGTTGGCGCGGACATTGTTGAACAACTTGAAGCTGAACGACCTGACTGTTTGAAGTGGGCTGAATCAAAGCTTGCTAATCCAAAGCGTTCAACCCTTAAGCCTGAACCCTGGGAAGAGGTAGCCGACGGTCAATACACCGTGAAGTTCTCCTGGAATGAGGAGATGAAACCCGGAATTGTTGATACCGAAGGCACACCGATCGAAGATGTGAACACACCGCTGTACTCAGGATGCAAGGTCAAGTTGGCCTTCTTCCAAAAGCCTTACGTCTTGAAGGACAAGGTGACCTATGGCACAAGCCTCAAGCTGCAAGGTGTCCAGGTCGTAACCCTGTCTACTTCTGCTGGTATTGATACCGGTGATATGGATGACGTGGATGTGGCCGAGTTGTTCGGCACGACAAAAGGCTTCAAAACATCAGAGCCTGCTGTGACTCCATTGCCTGAGGGTGAAGTCGATTTCTGATGACAGATACAAGTATCGAAGCGTTTGTAGAAATACAGCCTCACGTAAATCGTCTTTGCTCGCTTGTTTTAGATGCAATTAAAAATGCAACTGAAGGATTGACCTGCCAAGAAGTTGAAATGAGATTGTCTTTAAGTAGTGGCACTGCTACAGCTCGAATCAATGAACTAGCCAATATGACACCACCTTTGATTCATAAAAAAGGTAAGCGACCAAATATGTCAGGTAGAAACGCCGCAGTTTGGTTTGGTTGTGAGGCTAGTTGATGGCTTTCCGATCCGGTCTCGAAGAGAGGGTTGCTGACCTTCTCGTAGAACTGGGTGTCAAGTATGAGTACGAAAGTACGAGAGTCCCTTATGTAATCCAACACAACTACACGCCTGACTTCATTCTTCCGAATGGAGTTTGGCTTGAAGCTAAGGGTTACTGGGACTCCAAAGATCGAAAGAAGATCAAGTCAGTCATCCAACAAAACCCTGACATTGATCTTCGGATGGTCTTTCAGGCACCGTTCAATACTATCTCTAAGAAATCGAAGACGACGTATGCACAATGGTGCGACAAGTTAGGCATCAAGTGGACGTCCTTCGCAACTATCCCTATTGATTGGCTCTTGTGAGCGACTCTGAATTTATCAGGCATATACCTTGCCCGCAGTGTGGATCATCTGATGCAAACAGTATCTACACAGACGGGCATGAGTATTGCCACAAATGCAATTACTACAAACCTGCGGATGATTCCGCTACAAACCACACTCACCATCGCGTGCAACATGTACAACTACAAGGATCAGCCGGAAGGTTGCACTCCAGAGGAATCTCAGAGAAAACCTGTGAACTCTTCAAGACTTATCGAGACGGAGAACTTCTACGCCACTATTATTTCGACAGCACTGGAAAAATTGTCGGAGCAAAGGTAAGAACACAAGGTAAAGACTTTAAGTGTGAAGGCGAGGTCAAGTCCCTATTTGGGATGCAAAACTACCGCCACAAAACAACTAGTAGAAGCGAGAAACTAGTAATCGTTGAGGGTGAGATGGATGCTATGTCTGTCTGGGAAGCA